TTATAGAAGGTTTCGTTCCATCCGTTTATATTACCCGGATAATAAGTATCTGTATTTATTTCACTAGAAAAGTCTATTTCTTTAGGTTCGTAATCAATTACCTTCTCTAACCGGTATGGAGAATAGCTAACAACCTGTTTATTGATACCCGAAACCACATCTAAGGTTTGATTGTTATCAGCAAACTTAATCGTTGATAAATCACCTAAATTCGGGTTTATTGTATCCGTAGAAATATAGGCAAAGGTTGAAGCATTGTATTTTTTAAAATTTAAAGTTGTGTCTTGTGCTATATGATTAACATCCGAGATACAAAGGGAGCCATTAATTTGTTGGATATATGCTCCATAAGGTTCTAAAATAGCTTCTAAAACCCTCCTGCATGTTTCCGGTTCACCATCTTCGTTGATGTAATTATTCGCATTAATAAAGGTTTTATGGAACAGAGTTTCACTAGCTGCCAATGTAACCACGTCAATGACAGTAGATAAACCAACGTATATATTATTCCAGTTGAGTGAAAGCTTAGAAAAGATATTTGTTAAAACAGTCCATTGGCTCTGTATTCCCGTATAACTAACTCCTGAATCATTTACATAATTAATTCTATCCAGGAGGTTAAAACCATCGTTAGCAGCAAAGGAAACCGGGTAATTGTCAAGCTCATTAAAGCTTTCGGAATACAACTCAGAATCTAAAAATCCAGTCCAGTTTAGAGTAGAATTTAAATAGTGGTTTACTTTATACTGTTGCATGTCCGCTGTATAAAGTCCTATAAACTGCCTGTCTGTTTCTGATAACAGATTTAAGACAGCTCCAGAGCCTCGCACAGGTTGAAATTTGTTTACTATCTCAGGATATTGCACAACGAAGGGATTCTGAAAGCCTCTAATCTCCATCGGGACTAAAACACTTTCAGAATTTTCCTGAATGTTAACCCAATATTGATTGTTTTCAGTATCCCTATATGAATAATAATATTTGAGTTGGAATGCCATTAGCTAAATTTGTTTATCCTTCGATTGTGATTATTTATAACTCCAACAAGTTTGTCTCCTTCAAGTATAAAGCGAACCTCACCACCATTACCACCCAAAGCACCATTTAACATTTTAAATAAATTTCCCTGTTGGGAGCTGTTAAGAATCATCTCACCACTATTTACAAGCGCTGGAACTTTATCACCAAAAAAAGAATTTCCTCCAACAATACCACCACTTTCAAACTTAGGAACTTTAGCTTGCCATATTCCAGTTAGTGCAGCTAAACCGATAGCACCTGTAGCAAGTCCCCAAATACCTTTCTTAGCTTCACCGGCAATCATTCCAGCGATTGCTTGCGCTAATAACCCATTTATAATCTTCTGTAATCCCTGGAGTATGCTAGTAACAAAGCCTTTAAAGTTGGCTGTTCCCGAACTAAATAGATCTGTGAAAGCTCCTGTAATCCCATCAATGGCACCTGAGAAAGTTTGAAGTAGAAATTGATTACTTTTTATCTCTTTCCCAAAATCCTTCCAAAGGGAATTAGATTTTTTCAATGATGAATTATAGGTATTTTGACGAGCTGTAAGAGTAGCTTGTACATCACTTGTAACTTTAATCTCAGATAATCTCGACTTAATTTGAGTATTGGAATTGCCTTTCATATCGGCATCCTTTAAGCTCTTTAACTTTTCTGCATTAAATTTTTCAAGTGCTTTTATTTCACCTTCAATTTCATTTTTGGTTTTTTTGTAGAGCTTCGAAGTTGCGGTTACATTATTGTTATATTCGGATCTTAATCGGATACCTTCAGCTTCTTTTTCATTAATCTTTTGGCGAATCTCCTGATTGTTTGCATTAGTACTTTGCTCTGTTTTAAGAGCTGAAAGTTCTAACTGGAAGCCTTCATTATTAAGTTTGTGAAGTTCTCCATATGCTCCTCTAATCTGTTGTACAAATGAAAGTCTTTGTTTAGCAGAATAGGTTTCTTCATCCCGGGAATTCTTTTCAAGTTCGGATATTCTATTGGTAATCCGTTCTCTTTTTAAAGCTGCTGTTTCGTTAAAATCTTCAAGTTTATCCTGAACTTCGTTTAATTTTTCAGCTTTCTTTACATTCTCGGAAATAGCATCGCCCCAATTTGAGAAAGCTCTCTTTGCATCTTCACCGGCTCCCTTAAAATCGCCTTTAATAAGCTTGACAATTGCAGAACCTAAAGCAGCTAGTTTATCCAATATTGTATTGATAACAGCTTTGATAACATCAAACACTTTTCGCATAGAGTCGCCTCCCTCATCGGTTCGTTTCATCCAAGAGACTAAACCGGCAAAAGCAAGCGATAAGCCTATAACAATAGCACCGATTCCAGAAGCAATAAAAGCACCCTTAACACTGGAAATTGCTGGAATCATGGCTTTAAAACTACCTACTCCTGACATTATACCACTTGATAAACCGCTTAACTCTCCAGTGATTGGAGCGAACATAGCACCGGCATTTGCAAAGACACCTTTCATTGCAGAGCCAGCCTTTTCAGTACCTTCCTTTAATGATTGAGTTTTTGCTTTGGCTCCATCAATACCCTTATCGAACCCGGCTGCATTTAATGTAAGCTGTGTTAATATGCTAAGACTTTTGCTCATTGTTTAAATTATTTATTAAATCTTCCATTGCTTTGATCTTCTCAGGAGTTGGGCACGTTCTAATAACCTTTTTGACTTCCAGGTTATCCCAAGAAAATGGCATCAATTCAGTTGCAGGAATCGCTTTTTCTTGAAAGCAATTGACAAAATGAGTTGTTAAAACTCTTGTTTGCTCCCAACTAGTTTGTAGTTTTTCATTAATCTGTTTCAGAGCTGCGTTAACTTCTGAACTAGTCATTTCATCAAAAAAATAAGACGGGTTAATTGAAGTGTTAGCAACAATTAACCCGTAAATTTCTGTAATGGTTAACGCTTTTTCTTTGGAACTTTTTTTTGTTCCTGAATAGGAGAGGACAATGAAATCATATATTTATTGAAATCTTCAACTATGTTTTCATTATCATCTAGTACATCCAGGAAGTCGTCAAAGGAATACAAAAAAGTATCCTTGTTTGCTCCCTGTAATAAGCAGTAAAACATCTTCAACATGTTCCCGGTAGTATCTGCCATTTCAGGAACAGGAATACCCGTCATTTCTTCGAATAGATACAAGCCTCTAAAGCTTTTTTTAAGTTTATAGACAGTATCCTTTATCTTAATTGTTACAAAATCTGCCATGGCTTAAACTGCGTTAGTTTTGTTTAATGGTCCCGAACCGCTAAATTTTACGGTATAGGTAACTTCTCCATCAGTTGGAGCATTAGCATCCAATGAATCAATAAAGGCTGTACCAATATAAATATCTTTGGAGGTGTCCGCTGTCCAGGCTGGACCAGTTCCACTTGCAAGGGCAAAAGTTAGGGTTACTAATTCCCTTGAAATTATAGCATCGAACAAGAATTCAAAGCTTTGAGTATTGGCATCAATAGTCATTAAACCACCTGAACCAGCACTCCATTTAAGTTTTCCTTTTGCCAAATCAGACCAGAATCCCGAATCTTTTGAGCTTATTTCCTTTGAAGCGTGGGTAATACTGAGAGATAAGTCATTTGCATGAGCACAGGCTTTTTTTGTAGAAGAACCATAAAAAAGCATAAAATTTTTAGCTTCAATTGTTTGAGCGTTTGGCATAATATTAATATTTAGTTTGTTTTAAATTTGAATGTTAATTTCTGAATGAAAGCATAATCATTATAAGCTTCATCGGTATCAAGCAATATGCAGTTCTTTACTATAATCGAGTTAAAAGAAGCTTTCTTAGTTTCAAAAGCGAACCTTACTTTTTCTGCTAGATCAACACTTTGAGAGTAATCATCTGAAAGGATATAAATTGTTTCAGTTACTTCATTCCCGGATAACCCATCATTTGAATACTGAGGGTCTATTGGATCCCGATTATAGACAATGAATGGTAAAGAGGTTTTTTCCGGTGCAATGATGGGGAATACATTATCTCCAACCAGTCCAGGAATATTTTTAAGTACGCTATTTATAAAAGTGCCTATTGAAATCATTTTGAATATTTTTTTATAAGTAGCTCAAAAGCTCTGTTTATAGTTTCGTATAAAGAATTTACTGCTTCTTCGCCTTTACTTTCTGTTGCATTCTCCAGGAAATGGAGCCCTATTATTTTCCCTCTGGAAGTTACTCCTGCATCGGTTTTCCTAAAATGTTTTGTTTTTCTTTGGTTGAACCTTTCGGCTGTTCCATGTTCAAACCACCTAGCGAAGTATGAGGTATTTCCAATATCTACTCCTGTTACAGTAGTATTCTCTTTTATATCTTCCATCCTAAAGCGTTTTTCCATGCGCTTCTTTACAGTGGTTT